ATGAAAAAATACTAACAGCATTTTCAAATAGCAGAGATAATTACATTACATCCCTAAGTGGATATTATGGAATCACAAACTTGTCTGCTGCCGATAAATTCAAGAAGATAACACCAACTCAAGTAACAAGATTAGCTTGGCAATGTAGAGATATAAGCAATAGCAAGGGATTCTATGTATATTTTAATTTCTATGATGAAAACTTCAATGTTCTAAGCCCAAGTGAAACCGCAGGAATAGACCAGATACATACAAACGTACATTTAAGTGGTGTTGTAAACGGATTTAACGTATACGGCAAAAACTTTGATATAGATTCTATGAAGACATCAAGCACATGGAATTTCTCATCAAACAACTTGTCTGCAATAACATCTGCAAACATTAAATACTTCAGCGTATATCTTAGGTCTACAAACTACCACGCATCTGAAGCGTACCTATACGAGATAGATTGGAACGCTTGTAGTAAATACGAAAGCTATGAGATTCATTGGCTGAATCACTTAGGGGGATGGGATTCTTGGGTGTTTGACAAAAGAAGCGAAAAGCAAGTATTGGTCAATCGCTCTAACTTCACGCAACCACTTACTCGCAGAATTGAAAGTAATACTATCATTCACGATGCGTATGCAAGGAAGCAGAAGCAGTTCTACACAGATATTTCGGAGAGATTTATAGTAAATAGCGACATACTTAAAGATTGGGAATACCAAGGTCTTACCGACTTACTGCAAAGCCCACTTGTTTATTGGAGGCATCCCGACTACGGATTCTTAGCCATAAACATAGTAGACCAAGACAGCTACCCTATAAGAACTCAATTAAATGACAAGTCATACAATATGTCTTTCACATTTGAGATAAACAACTACGATAAACTGCAAGGATTGTGATAAGTATTCAGATAAACGGTGTTCCGTTACCAATAGTAGAATCAGATTATGGCGTAAGGCTAAATAAGAAGGCTTTTGACTTAGATAACATCAATAGGCGTTGGGGTGATTGGAGTAAGTCTGTTGTTGTGGCAAGTAGCCCACAATCAGATAGCTTATTCAATAGCTTGTTCAATGTAAACATAGACATTAAGAATACATCTGAAGAGAATTTTAACCCTGACTTCAACCCAAACCTTATTGCGGATTGCAACATATTCGTTGATGGCATTCCAGTTCTTAATGGACACGCACAGCTTACTAAAATAACAATAGATTCTCAACATAAAATAGTTTATCACCTAAATTGTTATAGTAGCTTTAAGAGTTTCTTTGAAAAGATAGAGGACAAGTATTTAGAGGATATAGATATATCGGACAACGATCATACATACAGCATATCCAACATAACGGGTTCTTGGTCAAGTAGCGGCTACGCAGATAGCCCTGGATATGTTTACCCTATGATTGACTACGGCAAGCAACATCAATCTGATTGGGCTGATTCAGACTTTAAGCCTGCGGTATTCACAAAGCAGTTGGTAGATAAGATATTTTCAAATGCGGGATATACATACACATCTTCATTCTTTGATAGCGACTTATTCGACAAGTTAATACACCCATCTGAATACAATATAGATTTATCGGATTCACAAATAAGGCTAAGGGAGTTTTATGTTGGAAGGTCTACTTCCGATCAGACCGTTTCTTGCTACTCTCCCAAAAACGCATTCACCACAACAGCAGCCCTAACCGACCAACTTATATTTAATGACGATACATCCCCATACAAGAACACGGATGGCAATAAGTATAGCACTACAAATGGTGTTTTCACTCCCGCAACTTGGAATGGTAGATACAAATTTCGTGGAAAGATAAAGTCCACCTTGCAAATGGATGCCACATATCCAGGTGTAGCTATCGCAAAATCTGGAATAACCGTATATGCTGATATTTCGGTTTATGTTCTTTTAATCAATAACGATACATCTCAATCAACAATAGCGCAGAAGATACCTATTAATGGATACGAGTTTAGTGGACCTCTTATATTTTCATCGACATCTTCATCTAAAACAATATTCTTCGACACAAATATTGTAAGCGTAAAGACATTCCATAGCGTTGCATTAGTCCCTATTGTAGAAAAGGTTTATTACACATTAACTACAACAAGGAATGGAAAAACAAAGACAAGGCAAGTTGTTTATGCTGGGGATTACTTTGACAAATCAGCTACAAATTCTTACATCAACTTTAAATTAGAGACCACATCAGAGTTTGGGTCTCAACTTGCAGAAACTAAGGTTCAAATAGGTGATACCGTTCAAATGTCTCAAGTTATACCAAAGGAGGTAAAGCAAAAAGATTACATCGTCTCCTTGTTTGAGATGTTTAACCTCTACTCCATACCAGACCCAAATAATCAGAATAACCTTATAATTGAAACGAGGGATGACTTCTTTACTGATGAAAAGGAAGACATTACTCAATTATTGGATGTAAGTAAAGAGCAAGAATTAGAGCCTATGGCATTGCTAAGGGCTACAAGGTACGAGTGGTCTTATAGGGATGACAATGACATATACAACAAGCAATACAAGTATATGTGGCAAGAGGACTATGGAATGTATAGGCGTGATGTGCAGAATGAGTTTGTTTATGATACCAAAAAGATAAGCATTTTATTCGCACCAACCCCAATCGTAAACTATCCTAAGAGCGATTATAGCGTTGGTAACGATAGAATAATATCAGCCATTGTGTTTGAAGACGCAAAGGATGGGAAGAACACAAGTAAGCAGACACCAAGAATATTATATTGGGGAGGATTGCTTGATACAAACGACCCATGGAGATTGTTTTGGGTCAATTCATCAACTCCATATACATTACAATACAAGTATCCGTATGCGGGTCATTTAGACAACCCATACAATCCATTCATAGATTTATCATTCGGAACTCCAAGGGCGGTATTTTACGACAATAATATAGGTGGCATACAAGACATTACATATCTTGACGCAAACCTATACAACGTATATTGGAAGCGTTGGATGGATGAGATAACCGATAAGAACTCAAAGGTTCTTACTTGCTACATAAAACTTGACCCACTAAGCTACTCAAACCTATCTTTCAGGAAACTTTACTTCATAGGCGATGCCACTTACAGGCTCTTAGAGGTATCTGATTATGATATGATGGGTGGAAGCACAACCAAGTGCAAGTTCTTAAAGTGGAATCCATACAATCAGCACTTTGTAGCAAGAAAGAACTTCAATGGCGGTAGAGACACCATAGGGGATGGCGATGACCCAACGCCAGGGTTTATGCGTGTGCTTACTGGAAACCAATTAGGAAGATATTCTGATAGCTTTAGGCTCAATAATGCTGACGATATACCTTACATAAAGGGATTTGTCTATGGAGATGGAAACACCGTTGGTGGTGTTAGGAATAGCTTAATATACTCCGATAACAATGAAGTTAGGGGTGATAATGTTCTACTCGTAAACACAAGCAATAGGATTGTTAATGGTGGAGATCAAATATGGATGAACGACATATTTGCAGAAAAGTATATCGAAATAGTCTTCACAAGCACAGACATAGGCAATATGTTCGGAGGTTACTTACAAGTATTGGGCAAACTTCCATCAGACCAATACTACAAAGTAAACAGAGTTCTTAGCTTTTACGACTACAACGGAACGGCATATCCTTTCGGTGGAGAGTTCGTGATAAGTACAGACACATCTTACAGCACACTTGCAACAGGCAATGGTGCAATATCTGGTTCAGCAGATGTTTATCTAAATTGGACAATAGGCACAGAAGCCATTGACTTTAGCGAAGGTCTTGTAATAACAAATAACGTAGAGGATACAGGTGCGGGTGGAGATTTAACACTTAAAATATACTATCAAATAATAGAGTTCTAACTATGGCAATGCAGACAGAAGAAATATTAAAGATTATTGCAGATGTAGACCCTGCGATAAAGAATATTGACCAGCTTGAGAAGAAACTTGAAGCACTTAGGGCTAAAGCAAAGACAATAGATTTCAAGGCAGACCCTCAAGGATATGAAAAGACCCAAAAAGAGATAACAAAACTTGAGATAGCACAAAGCAAGTTAAAGAACTCTACATCTCAAATGAGTGCAGAAATGCGTAGAGCATCAGGAGAGGTAAAGGGTTTTGGCGATGCAGCAGCAGTTAGTGGTGGTGTTGCTATTGCGCTCGGACAAGCACTATCTGATATTGGGCAGTTTGGCTTTGGTAAAGCACAAGGTATCAGAGCGATTGCCAACAACATATCGCAGCTTGCCACATTATTTTCTATTGCGGTAGCACAGGCTGGCAGCTTCAAGAAGGCTATACAAGGAGTTATTGCAACAATGAGAGGTCCATTAGGTATAGTTGTCGTGATTCAAGCAGTTGTTGGTGCTTTGGATTTGTGGGCTTCAAGTCAGAGAAAGGCTAAAGAGGAATCAGACGAACTCCTTAAATCAATGAAGTTGAATGATAGTGCTGCGGTAGGTATGTATAACGCATACAAACAAATGAATCCAGCAACAGAGGAAGCACGAAAGTTAAAAAAGGCATTAGGCGATGAATTAAAAGTCAATATAGATAACTATAAGGATTTAGATGACGCAATAGAAGACCATATCAGAGTTCTTGAATTGGAATCTGATATAAGAATTTTGCTTAATGAAAGGGCTGAAATTTCTGCTCAAAGGAGGCTTCTTGAAAGAGAAAACCTTGAAAAGTTGATAGAGAACCAAGAAGTATTTCAAGACCAAAATGAAGAAGCACTCAAGCAATCAAATCTCATTATAGAAAACAGCCCTCAATTATTGTTTTTAAAAGGTGAGGAAGCAAGGCTTACCGCAGAACTTTCTGAAAAATATGGGGAGATGATACCTTTATTAAAGGAAGAGAAAAAGGCTAAAGATGAAGATACAGAATCCACTAAAAAGTCTAAAAAGGCTTTATTTGAATATAACACAGAGTTAGACGAGTATAGGAATAATCTACTTGAATATTTACAGACAATAGATAGGCTCACCCTAACAACACCTCTTAGTGAGGAGGCTAAAAAGGTTTTTGAAATCGACCAAAGGTATGAAGAATTGTTCTTTAATCTTGAGGCATATAGGGCGGCTAATGACATAAGTGAACAAGAGTATCTTAAAAGGTCTAAGCAGTTGCACGAGGCATACTACAACGAGATACAAGCATTAAGAGATAAGGACCTTAATAAGAAAAAAGATTCTGACAGGCAACAAGAATTGTCTGAAAACAAGAAAATGGATGCAATTTTCAGACTTGCATCTGCCACATTTGGATTCCTTATAGCCTTAAATCAAGCATTGGCGGGAGAATCAGAAGAAGAAAGGAAAAAGGCTTTTAAAAGAGATAAGGCTTTGAGGTCTGCACAAGTTGTAATAGATACGGCAAGGGGTGTGTCCGCTGCGTTAGCTACTGCTCCACCGAATCCAATATTGGCTGCGGCAATCGGTGTTCAAGGTGCTGCAAATTTAGCGACAATCTTAGGAACTCAATACAACGGAGAATCCACCTCTGCAACCACAGCAAACGTGGGCGGTATTCAAGGCGGTTATCCATACCCTATGAGTGGATTCAGCACAATACAACCACAATTCCCCGACAGAACAGGAAGCCTTGAAATCATCCCAAGGGTACAGAGAATTGTCGTGGTGGAATCAGATATTACAGATGCTCAAAAGGCTCAAGTAGACAGAGGTTACAGAGCGAGCGTTGGAGGATAAGTTGTTCATTTTACAAATACAATGTCTTTATAAGAAAATATGCTTCCAATATTTGAACTTGTTATAGACGAAGAATCAGATGGTGTAAACCTCGTTTCATTCGTAGGAGAACCCGCCATAAAGGCTAACTGGGTTGCTTTTAGCGACATTGATGAAGAGTTGCTAAAGATACAGAAAGAGGTAATGCTCTCTGATTACCCTGAAGCTGCGGTAAACAACGCTAAACGTGCCATCAAGCACAAAGAGGAAAACGGAAGTAGCTGCGGAACGCAAGTAGGTTGGATTCGTGCAAGACAGATAGCAAATAAAGAATCTTTCGATGAAGCTATGATAAAGCGCATCTTCAGCTTCTTGAGCAGAGCCAAAACCTACGATCAAGGCAAGTACGTTGATGAAAACGGAAGCGAGATTTGTGGAAGTATCATGTACGATGCTTGGGGTGGAGACGCTATGAAAACTTGGGCGGAAAGAAAGCTGAACCAGTTTGAGAGCGAAAGAAAGGGTCAAAAGATGAGCAGCCAAGAGCATTTGTTTCAGATAGAATCAGAGGAAAAGAGAATAGTATCAGGACCAATATTGCTTGCAGACTTTCCAATCATAAGAGCAGACGAGAATGGAGAGCCATACTTCGTAGTTCTAAAGGCTGACACAATAGAGAAGACCGCACAGAAATTCTTCAAGAACAGCAATCACTTAGGCACTAACAAGAACCACAATAAGCAAGAGTTGGTTGATGGCGTGTATATGTTTGAAAGCTACATCATCGACAGAGAGATGGGTAAAAACCCGCCATCGCATCTTGATGATATGGTAAAGGATGGCAGTTGGTTCGGAAGCTATAAGATAGAGAATGAACAGATATGGGAAGAGGTTAAGCAAGGCAAATTTAACGGCTTCAGCATAGAGGGATTCTACAATATGAAGCCTATGAATTTTGCAGAGCAAGTATCCGAAGACCAAGAATTAATTGACATTTTATCAGAGATTGAATCAATGCTCAATAAAATAATTAAGTCATAAGTTGGACACGCCTAAAATGTTATTGTCTTTAAAGTAAAAGAGTATGACCTTAAAAGAAAGAATAGAAAAAGTAAGGGAACTCATCGGGCTTGCCGAAGTTAAACTTGAATCAGAGGAAAACAAAGCAAGAACAATGAGTGGCGAAATGGTAGAGTGGGAAGGTGAGGGGCTTACAAAGGGCGCAAAACTTTATGTGATGTCAGAAGAAGGCAGAAAGCCAGCAGAGAATGGCGAGTATGAACTTGAGAACGGAGACATCGTATTGGTTGAAGCTGGCTCAATTAAAGACGTATTACAAAAACAACACGAAGAAATGAACGAATTTAACGCAGAGCAGTTTGAAGCTGACATTCTTTCCAAGATAGAAGGAAAGATTGCCGAAGTTGTAGAACAGAAATTCGCTGAAATTGAAGCCAAGTTTTCAGAAGTAAGCGAGAAGGTAGAAGCAAGCAAATCGGAAGCCAACACCGAGATTCTTGCAGCATTGGAAAACATCAAGGTAGAACTTTCTAAGTTACCAGAGGAAACACCCGCCAAAGAAGAAAAGGTAGAGTTCTCTGAAAAGAAAAGCTATGCCGAAATCATCGACTCAATCAAGCAAACTAAAATCATAAACAAATAAACAATGAGTTTCGTAGTATCATCATTAACCAATTATATCAATGAGCAAAGTAAGGAACTCATTGGTAGATCATTTTTCGAGAGCCGTAGTGCAGAGTTCTTCGGTAACACACAAACGGGAATCAAGACATCAGACGCTTTGCAGCTTCTTGCTGTAAATGCAGTACCACAAGCTGATAGTTCTTGTGCGTTCAATGCGAGTGGAGACACCACTTTCACGCAGAGAACATTGACCGTAGGTGCTGTTAAGTATCAAGACACTCTTTGCCCAAAAGACCTTCGTGCTAAGTGGACACAAATCTTACTTCGCCCTGGCAGCAACGCAGAGAACGCTGATTTGACTTTCTCTAATCAAATTGCAGCTATGCTTGTAAGCCTTGTACACGAACACGTTGAAACACTTGATTGGCAAGGAGACACCACATCAAGTAGCGCATACTTGAACAAGTACGATGGACTTATTAAGATCATTGACGCTGCATCAGGGGTTGTTACGGGTAACACAGGAAGTGCCACTTCATTCACTTCAACTAACGCTATTGCAGTTATCAACGCAATGGTAGACGCTGCCCCAGCTAAGATTAAAACCAAGTCAGACAAAGTTCTCTTCATCGGAACTGATTGGTTCGACATCTATGTAAACGCTCTGCTTGCAGGAAACTTCTTCCACACAGACGCTACTTCTTGGGCTGATTATCAGTTAGTGATTCCTGGCAAAAATGTTCGCCTTGTAGGTGTACACGGATTGGATGGAACTAACAGAATGTTCTTGGGTCGTCAAGAAAACTTCTTCTTGGGAACTGACCTTGAGAGCGACATGGAAGAGTTCAAGATGTGGTACTCAATGGATGACGATAACATCAAGTACAGCATCAAGTTTAAGCGTGGGGTGCAAGTTGCTTACCCTACCGAGGTTGTTGAATTTACTTTAGTATAATAAAAAGGGGGTTATAGTATGGCTTGCAATTTAACACAAGGGTTTACACAAGGATGTAAAGATAGCACAGGCGGTATTAAGAAGCTGTTCTTTGCTAACTATGACCCCAATACTTACACCGTTACTACCAACGCTACTGGAACTGTTACGAGCATTGAGGATGGTACTGCTACCAAGGTTACAATGTACACTTACGAGTGTGTAAAGGAAACCTCAAATGCAACTGAAACCATCAACGTATCAGTACCTAATGGAACGGTAGTTTACGAGCAGAGTGTTGTTTACGCATTGAACAAGACAGAGCAAGACAAGCGCAACGAGGTTAAACTCTTGGCGCAAGCAAGGCTTTGGGTGGTAGTTCAAGACCAGAACGACAACTATTGGTTTTACGGTGAGGTAAATGGGTTAGACATGAGTGGAGATAGTCAAATTCAGATAGGTCAAGCATATTCTGATAGAAACGGGTATAACCTTACCTTTAATGGTATGGAGCCTGAACCTGCAAGACTTGTTTTGAGTACTGCTTTCACAGCATCATAAAATAGAATCATTCTAAATTAAGGGGTAGGTGTTTCACTTACCCCTTTTTTATTATCTTTGCATAACGGTTCGGGTATTTGCACTCGTTTTAAATGGTGCAAATACCATGTTATAAGCACCCTTTAGGGCTTGGTTTAAAAAATTAAAAATTAGCGAAGCGATGGCAAATATTTTAGAAATCGGCAAGGCACACCAAAGAATAATACGAGAACAAAAACAGCAGACCGATACTGGGGGACTTTTTGGCTATCCTGTTGCAGATATAAAAACAGCTATATGCAGGGAGATAACCTACGAACAAGCAAAAACAATTATACTTCAATATGAATGGCTTGGAACAATGGGGACAACGCAAATGCACTACGGAATATTTTTTGATGGTGTTTTGGCAGGAGCAATTTGTTTTGGGTATTTTCAGGCAATGCAGGGGTATGCTACTTATGTTGGAGATAAATACGAGAAGAAAGGCATACAGCTTTCAAGGGGTGCTTGTTCGCATTGGGCACATGAACATTCCGCAAGTAAATTGATAGCTTTTGGATTAAGAGAAATGAAGAAGAAGGGGTATAAATTCTGCATTGCATTTTCAGACCCAGATGCAGGAGAAATAGGAACTGTTTATCAGGCAACTAACTGGTATTATCTTGCTACCAAAAAAGATGTTCATTGGGATTTGTATTATAAGACAGGAAAGTTATTTATGAATGATAGGGATATTTTTAAAAAATATGGTTTTAGGGGGAAGGGCAAGATGGAAGAATTTATAAAGGATAAGCCATATCTTGAAATAAGATTGAGGAAGCCAAAGGCGAGATACATAAAGCTAATAGGAAAAAAATATGAGATAAAAGAAATGATGGAGCATTTGAAAGACAAAATACAGCCATACCCGAAACGCAAACCTAACGGCTTTGAAAAACCCGATGCGGGTGGGGCTAATTTTTAATTTTTTAAATTGCTTATAACAACTGCATTAAAGACGTTTTAATGTCTTTCATGCAATGTTAGAGCATCTATACTGCTTTGTATATCATAGGTTACAATATACCTACCGCCATTCATAATAACTTCATTCATACATTTTAGTTCTCCATCAGTTAAAAGCCCGATTAGGTATTCATCCTTTTCGGGCTTACTCATCTTAAAGAACTTCTGTGGCAGTTTGTCTCCATCCTTTATTTCCATCATGGTAGTAACACCTCTATAAACTACCAATATGTCAAAGGCGTTTTTAAGCTGATGTGTGTGAATTACCATTGCACCTACCCTTCTTAGTGCCTCTACTATCTGTTTTTGGTTTGAATCTACCTTTGCTACTCTTCTGAATCCCATTTGTTGTTCGTTTTTAAAAAAGTGTGTCTTTATAATAAAGACACCTTGATAGTAATAACGAAAAATAGTCAAAACAAGTTAGTGGTTACTGCATCGCAAGACAGCAGTACGAACTATTCTTACTATTTGTTGGTGTTTGAGAGCCTTGCCGAATACGCAACGGTTAAATGCACCGTGCAAGACACATCCACAGCAACTTCACGCTATAATCTATTTGTGGTTACAGAAACCTCAAGTGCAAATACCACGGGTGGGCAAATTAGCTTTGAGGATGTCGGTGATTACAAATACGAAATATACGGCAAGTGGACAAACGACCTAACAATACCAAACACTACGGCACTTCTTGAATCGGGGTATGCAAGAGTAGATGGAATTAATTACACATATAATTCAGTAGATTCAGATTATGACAACATCGGATACGACCCAGACGCACAATAAGTACAGCGGGTCAAAAGTAATAGAACTTGAAAGATACTTCGTACCACAAGTCAGAGAAGTACCCACAAAGAAATGGGTGTATTGGGGAGAGAATAATGATTTCCCACAATACCTTATCGACCTCTATAATCAAAGTGCCGTGCATAATGCCCTTATCAATGGTAAGGTGTCTTATCTAAAGGGCAAGGGGATAATGATAGATGGCACGGATGCTTCGCAGTCTGATCGTGCAAAAGCATACGACTTTATTCAGCAAGCAAACACTCACGAAGATTGGTATGGCGTTCTCGGCAAGTTGTTTATGGACTACGAGGTATTCAACGGCTACGCCATAGAAGTAATAAGAAACAGAGGTGGTGGGTATAACTTCTACCACATAGACTTCGGTAGGCTTCGCTTCAGCAAAGACGAGCGTACAATCTATTATAGCGACAATTGGCTTAAGGATAATGGTCAGAGGAATTGGAATCCAACAGTAAAGGAATACAAGCTATTCAATCCATACGATAAAGAGCAGAAGCGTGGTCTTATAATCCACAGAGACCACAGACCCGAAATGAACCACTACCCACTTCCCGTTTATCAAGGTGCTTTAGCGGCTATTGAGACAACGGTAGAGATAGCAAACTACCACCTTAATAACATTAAGAATGGATTTAGTGCGGGTACGTTAATCAGCTTTAATAATGGCGTTCCCGAAACCGAGGAAGAGCAAGAGTTCATAGAAAGAGAACTTGAGAGAAAGTTTACTGGCAGCGAAAATGCCAATAGGTTTGTAATGGTATTCAGCCCATCTAAAGAGGCAGCCCCTACCATTGAAAGGCTTATGGCTAACGACCTTGACAAGCAGTTCGACATAGTAGAGAAAAACGTACAGCAAAACATATTCACGGGTCATCAAGTTACATCGCCTATGCTTTTCGGTGTTAGGGTTGCTACGCAGCTTGGTGGTCGTGATGAGATAGCAATCTCCTACGAGACATTTAAGAAGACCTATGTTCACAATAGGCAATCACCCGTACTAAGGACACTCAACAAGATAGCAAGGGTATTCGCAAACATCAATGTGCCTTACTACATAGAAGAACTGAAGCCCGTAGATATTGGAGTTCCATTCTCTGAAAACGTAATGATTCAGAATATGGATAGAGAAGAAATCAGACAGCTTCTTAACGACAGATACGACTTAGACCTTAAACTTGACACGCAAGAGAAGGTTAGCATGAGTGCAATAGACTTCTCTAAGTTTAATTTCAGCGATGTAGAGGCTGCATTTGCGAATAAATTAGCATCAAAGGGTGTTATAGTACCTGAATCGGAAAGAATTGCAACAGACAGCTTATATGAGATGTATAATGGTCAATATACTTCCGAGAAGAATATGTTTAAGTTTCAAGAGGAACTTGACGAGATAACTCTCACCATCTTGGGGCTTATTGCGGCATCACCCGACATCAGCTACACAGACCTTGATAGAGCGACAGGCGTTGGTCTAACAGGCATCTATGAGTATGCGGGAATATTGTTAGGTCTTGGATATATCAGCAAAGAAGGTGCTAAGACAAGGGCTACAAGAAAGGGTAAGAACGCAGCGAGATTAGCCAATGCGCCCGAAAACATCAAGATAATGTTTGAGTACAATCTTAGAGATGACGCACCCGCATTAAAAGCAGGAAGCCGTAGTAGGAATTTCTGCCAAACAATGATGGCACAGACAGCAGAAGGAAGGCTATACACAAGAGAAGAGATAGAAGAATTGAGAAATGATATGAAGCCCGACTTTGCACCCGAAATAACAGATGCCTTCCTTAGTAGAGGTGGATGGTATAGACCTCCAGGCTCGCAGTTTGCAATACCATTTTGCAGACACGAATGGAAGCAAGTTGTTGTTGTGGTAAATGAATCAGGAGAACCAATTTATAGAGCAGAATAATGGCAACACTATTAATGACACCCGCCTATCTAAAAAGGCACGGACTTGTAGACGAGAATGTTGATAGCGGATACATCACCCCAGTAATAGAACTATGTCAAGATACCTTTATTCAAGAGATAGTAGGAACGGGAATCTTTAACGAACTAAAGACGCAGATAGCTGCAAATAGCCTAACAACTTTAAATAGGACATTGCTTGACGATAAGTTGCTACCCGCTATGCGTTGGTGGGTAATGGCTAAGTTGGTAAAACCCATCACATACAAGTACAGCAACACGGGTATTAAGCAAGTTGAGGGCGATAACTACTTCACCCCTTCAAGAGATGAATTAAACTCCTTAGAAGAAGAATATTACAATCGTTCTGAATACTATGCAGACGCAGCAGCGAGGTATCTTATTGAGAACAGCACATCATACCCGCTTTACGACAACCCTGGCGATGGCGTGGATATTGTCCACCCCAACAGACAGCAGTTCAAAAGTGCTATATTCTTAGGCGGTAGAAAAGGTAAGTGTGGTAATGACTACATAGATGTAGATCGTGGAGATAGGTGGGAGGTATGTAAATGAAAACACGATTTGCGATAAGTAAAAAGAACATTGAAAAGTTAAAGAGGCACATTGGCACTAACAGCAACATACAACAGAATAATAGACTTAGCGAGGTCATTCGGGACAAGACACGCACAGATAGCGAAGTTTGAGGTAGGAAACCTTGAGCAGCTTGATGCTGACACGGACAAGAAAACCGATGGAGTGTACTTAATGTTCGACATTGAGCGCATGACACCTATTGATGGAGAGGTTCAATACACCCTTATTGCCTACATCATGGATATGGTCCTCCGTGGCGAAGAGCAAGTTCTGAACAGATTCCAAAGCGTAACAAACGTTCACAACGACACAATGTTGATAGCATTGGATATGCTTTCATTTTTTAGAGGTGTAGGTAGTGGAACTTCCTCAACAAATTGCGTGGGGGTGTATGAAGACTTAGACCTAATAAAAAGAAATATCAGCATAGAGCCATTCTACGTTAAGACAAGAAACGGCTACGCTGGTGTAGAGTTGAGGTTTGATATAAAAGTACCTTACGATTGGGATAGGGGAGTTCTTCCGTTAGACATTCAGAGTGGTGGAGTAGTTCCATCTGACACAATAAACATAACGATACAAGACACATCACAAACCGTTATAGAACTATTTAGCGGTCTTACACCGAGTACACAAACATTGGTATTAAGTAACGCATACTTAGTAACAACGGCAATACAAGTAGTTAATCAAGGCGATGGTCAAGTAGGAATAATACAAGTAGTATAATGGCAGTAAATTTAACCATAAAGCAATTACGGAAGACAGCAGCACAATGGACTTCCGACAACACAATCCTCGCAGATGGCGTATTAGGCTTTGAAACAGATACGGGCAAATACAAAATAGGCGATGGTGCAACGGCTTGGAATAGCTTGTCTTATCCCTCATTTGGTGGTGGTGGTACTTGGGGAAGTATTACAGGCACACTCTCTGACCAAACAGACTTGCAAACTGCTTTAGATGCGAAAATAACTGCCAACTCTCCAATAACAGGTGCAACAAAGACAAAAGTAACTTATGATGCAAATGGATTAATCACATCAGGTGCTGATGCTACAACGGCAGACATTGCAGATAGTCTTGACAAGCGATACATCACAGATGCACAGCAGACAATACTTGGAAACACAAGCGGCACTAACACAGGCGATGAAACCACAGCCACAATCAAGACAAAGTTAGGTGCTGCATCATCTTTGCAAGATGGCTATCTAACTTCTACCGATTGGACTACCTTCAATAGCAAGCAAGCTGCATTAGGATTCACACCAGAAGATGTTGCAAACAAAAGCACAAGCACATCATTAGGCACATCGGATACATTATATCCAAGCCAAAATGCGGTTAAGACTTATGTTGATACAGGCTTGGCTACAAAGTATGATGCGAGTAATCCATCAGGCTACATCACAGGTATTGCTTGGGGTGCAATTACAGGCACGTTGTCAAGTCAAACAGACTTGCAGAGTGCATTAGATGCTAAGGCAAATCTATCAGGTGCAGCATTCACAGGCGATGTGAGTGTAACGACAAGTGGCAGCGGAGATACATTGCAGCTAACAAATAGCGGAAGTGGTACAACGCTGAACATACTCAACAGCGGTAGCGGTGATTTATTTAAGATAGACACCAATAAGTTAGTAGTTGACAATGGCGGTGATGTAAGCATAGGCACATCAGCAGCATCAGCACGCTTCCATGTGCTAACAGGCAGCACATCAAAAATCGGTGCTATCATCCAAGCCGCTGCGGGGCAGACGGCAAACACATTTGAGATAAGGGATAGCAGCGGTAATATTGAATTAAGCCACTTAATAGGCAATGGCTTGTTTGTTCAAAACTACTCATCGGGCAGTACTATATTCAATGGAAATGCAAGGGGTAGTGGTACGGTTGCATTTGAATTACAATGCCTAAGCAGTAGGCGTTTCAGAGTGCTTGCAAATGCTACATCGACAACCTTTGAAAGTAGTAACCAATCAGGCGGGTTTATTTTTAATAAGGCAATCACGCCAGCTTCACTTGCTGATGCTTCTGCACAAAACAACTCTATCTATTATAGCACAGATGCAAGTAAATTAGTTTACAAAGATTCATCTGGAACATCAAATAATTTATATGATGATGGGTTGATTGACATCAACAC